GTCCTCTGTTCTTGAACAACTCCAATGCCGACTTCTGATTGAGCGTAGTACGAACCTTCTTCTGCGCCTGAAGAACCGCATTCTCAGACTCTAGATATCTGTGACCCTTGTTATCCTCCGTGACACCATTCTCAAAGAATCTGCCGGTTTCATCGTTGACGAGCACCTGCCTGACCGTCTCTGTAGCCGTGCCGATTGCCTTCTCAAACGGCTTAAGCTGAATATAGCCCTCAACAATCTCATCCGTAGAAAGGTCTTCAAGTTTGTCGCGGAACTGGTCCAGCGTCAGTGCCGCCGCCGTCAGTTTCTCGATAGTTGCCAGAAAGCCCATGATTTTTGCCTCCTTATCATCTCTTGCTGAGCCTATTATATCACGCCCACAGATATTTGTCAACACCTTTTTTGCTGGACAGTTGATGCATTCCTACGTCCAAGTATAGCATACCCAATATCCTACGTCAATAGCGGGAGACATTATTTTACTTTCCACCCCATGTTTTTATACTCCCGCATACGCGCCTTAGCCAGCCCATGACAGATAGATATAGGGTCCACTAAGTCGATAACCAACGGAGCTTTCTTGCCTTTGAATTCACGCAATATTCTGCCAACAGCCTGCACTATATCCTTCTGCGGCGTGGCAAGAAACAATGTATCTAGGTCTGGAACATCTAAGCCTTCCCGAGCCATTGAGTAAGTTCCGAGCATAACCTGCCTAGTTTCAGAGATGGCACGTTGTTCCGCCGTTAACCCTCCGACATAGTATCCAATAGTGGTACGAACGCCTACCCGCTCACACTCTATCTCTACCAGCTTTTTCAGCGTCACTAAGTGCTCCCGCCGAGCTGACAAAAGCAGAATCTTCCGGTTAGCTTGGATTGCCTGAACAATCATTCTAGCCATCTGCCTATTTCGCGCATCATGCTCCGCCAACCAGCTAACGACCTTAACAAAACTGATTTTACCCCGGTAGTCCTTAAATGGACGCTCCGAAGCAACCAACACATTAGTCTTCACCATATTAATTGTGGGGACAATCTTTCTCTTCTCCCCTACTGCAGCGATATCCCCGATATGCGTGAAGAATACCCTTTCCAACCCATCCTGCCGTTTAGGGGTAGCTGTGATTCCAAGGCGATATCTCGCCGGAAACTTCACGATGGCGGTCCGGAACGTTGGTGCAGCAAAGCGATGCACTTCATCTACAATAAGCATCCCGGGCCAGGTGTATAATTCTTCCGGGTATTCCCGCGCAAGGAGGGACTGCACCAGCGCGATGACAATTTTCTTACCCTTGAAGTCACAGGTATCTTGTTGGACGTATCCGATATCATCCGGCGAAATATCAAAACATTGAAGTATCCTGTCTCTCCACTGGTCAAGCAAAAACTCTTTATGCACAAGCACTAGTGCAGTAACTTTAAGTCTGGCAGCGACTTCGAGAGTCGTGATGGTCTTGCCATACCCCGGAGCCGCTTGCCCACATGCACCGTACGTATTTCGCATAGCACTCTCCAGGGTGTCCACAAAGTTCCGCTGGTCTTCTCCTTCCCCCGTTCCGTCACGCAGAACTATCCGAGAACGAAAATCTACTGGACTCCCACAGCACGTATCATCCTGCACGTCACAAGTGGCTAAATATCTATTCACAACTCCGCGTGGTACCCACAGCTCATCCCCGTGCTCTTCATACAGAGCCTCGAATCTTCGAACACCCTCTGTGCTGAACCCCATCTTCTCTCGTGTAAGATACTCCGGATTAGGGACCGTCATTTGCGCTTTCAGCTGTTCCTTATTCATACCATCATTTGGCCCAATCTTTAACCACGAGTCTATTCGCACGTCTCTGCCTCCTCTTTAGGCTTATGCATTAGAAGCAGCAATCCCGCATATATGTCTCTTGCATCTTGTTTGGGCACTGCCAAAACTCGCATACGCTTCTTCCGTCCCGACTTACTCCGGGCATCATCCAAACTATAAGCCAACCCAACTTTCCTTTGAGTCACAATAGCTGCGATAACATCCGCATTAGGTTCCATCGGGATAGCATACTGCGCCTTGCCTATGGTAAGCCCCAAATAGGACATAGTGTCTTTGAATATGTAAACATTAGATGTTAACCTGTTCAATCTTAACGCGGGGGGAAGATAAAAGTCCGAGCCTTCCTCCGGTTCAAAAACGGGAATCATCTCCCGGCCTATACGAACGACCTCCCCCTTTCCTAGGAGCATTGTCCCACTCAGCTTTTTATACATATCAGAGGCCCATTCAACCTCATGAAATTGAGTTTTTGAGAAATTCATACTACTTTCCCTCCTTCCAATTTTTTGCGATACTCACATCCGCCACAAGAGGTATCCTCAATTCCAGAGCATTCTCCATCTCATGCTTAACTAACTCAGCCGCATAATCTGCTATTGACTCATCCACTTCAGCAAGAATCTCGTCATGAACCTGAATAACCAACATGAACTTGCCACCCCAGATTCCCTCCTCAATAGCTCGTCTACGGATATTTCTCATTGCTATAGACATGATATCCGCCGCAAAACCTTGCACTTGACTATTGATTGCCTGCCGCATAGCTGTGCCCTTATATCTCCATTCCGAAGACTTAGCCCCAGGCAAATATCTCTTCCTACCGATGGGTGTTTTGACGTAACCATACTGCATGGCGTATTGTTGTGACCACTTAATGAAGTTCTCTACTTTCTTAAACCGCTCGAAATACCGAGCGATATACTCCTTCGCGGAATCTTCCGAGGAGTTAATCTGCTGCGACAAAGATTTAGGCCCCATACCGTAGATAATCCCAAAGTTAATGGCCTTACTGCGACTGCGCTCTAAAGGAAACTTCTCCTTCACCTCATCCAACGGGCAGTCCAAATGATAAACAGCTCTGGCAGTCTCACTATGCAAGTCCAACCCCGCTCGGTAAATATCCATCATAACAGGGTCACGGGACAAGTGCGCCAACACCCGCAGTTCGACCTGCGAATTATGGCTAACAAATCCATCACTGATGTACGTCATAGGCCCTGGTACTGACAGGTCATAAACACACGCTTTCCCCGCCGATTTCACAGATTCAACTTTGTCAAAAACTTGCCCATGCTGCGTGATTCTGTATAATCCAAGAGCATCAGCCACCACGGGATACTCCCGCTGAAGCTGCTGCGCAACTGGTAAACTTATGGGCCTCCCCAACGAACTTGTGTTATTTAGTAGCCGACGACTCTCTCCTGTAAGCCCCAACGCCTTAACCTTATTTTGCATATGGGGCATACCGCCGTACGTAGGACTATGCCCAGTCCTGCGCTGTAACGCCTTCAACACATTACTCTTTCGCGCCGAGATGAAGCCCACCCTATCCGCAAAAGCTTGCACAAACGCCGCAGAAATTGTGATTGTCCATATATGCCCACAGCCTTTGCCATGCGCTTGATACCGCCGCACAGAAGGAATCCCCAAAGATAACAACAATTGCTGTACCTCAAACGCAAGCTCCCTGTGAATAGATGCGAAGCTAATTCTCCCAGTATCTATTGCCTGCACGCTTCCATCCGCTTCAAACAGGCCGCGTAAATAGCTTGCCTTAATCTCATCTGATGCGCCCCACAAATAAGAGGGCACACACTCTTTTGCGCTCCCAGTTGCTCTCAACCAGTGTACAAGCGGCTTACACGAAACCCGCGTATCAAAAGCCCCCTTAGCAAGACGAGTAGAAAGCGATAAAAGTCCAAATAACTCGGCCACGAGAGATAGCATCAACTCATGTGTGTCTTCGTCCTTGGCATTCGTTGTCCACCCAAAACTATGCGTCCCGAAGGTGCCATTCCCCGTCAGAAACCCCATAAACAAGGCCAACTCCGGCGATATATACTTAGGAGTCCTAAAGCGTTTATTATTCGGGTGAGTAAACACTGCATCCGGCAATACTTCCGTATGCGAGGGGAACAAAATAGGCTCTCCCCGTCCAGACTGAATGGCTACGAAGTCAGTATCCTCTAGCTCCCCGATACGTCTCCAAACGTAATTACCCTCCTTATCCAACACACGTATTCGATGCAGGGAGGTAGCAACTAGCTCGTATCCCATCCGCGTCCGAAGCCGCACAACATCCTGAACGCCCTTCTTGATTACTGCGCCGACTGATGCCGTTTGCCCGTCCTCTAAGTAAACTTCATCCCCAACAACAACCTGCTCTATTGGAACTAACCCATGAGTTAACGCCACACGAGTGCCCTCTGCAACACAATAGTCCGCACACACGAGAACCTTCCCCGGCGGAGCAATGAAAGCCTCCCGGATAGGAAACTCCTCGTTTTTGCTAATATTCTGTAGATTTGGCTCCGATGAACTCAACCGCCCCGTGTTATGATTCACTATCCCATTGGCAACGAACGCATGCCCATCCGGGACAGTGAGGTCATATACATCTTCTATCCCGGTGTCATATACAAAATACACGGGAACCCACATGATTGTACCATCCTTACCCGCCCGCTTCCTTACTGGCCTCCGCGCTTTCTTGCTAATCTTGGCGGCAAGCTTAGCATCAAGAAAACCTCTGTCGATAAGATTGAACGAATCCGTATTCCAGAAATTCAGCTCCCAGTAAGTATATGTAGACGTGTTTTTCTCTACGAGGGTGGGCAGAAACCCCGCGTTAACGCACATTATATGAAAGATGTCCGCTGTTCGCTTATCGAAAAAACGGAGTATCAGTTTGACTTTATGCCCGAAGAAACGACACTTCGCAGTGAGGAATATCTCCCTCATGAATATCTCCGCCGATTCCTGCGTAGCCAAGCCCATGTAGGTGAAAAACAGATGATTCAATGCATCAAGATGCTGCCTGTCCTGTCGCCTGTCCGCCGTCTGCACAATATTTCTATGAAACCTGCCCCAATCCGCCGCCGTAGAAGTGAAATCAGACGTTCCCCATGCGTTTTCTCCTACCGACACGGCAACCTTATCCCCAGGAACAATGTCCTTTAGCGACTTCCACCCTGTTTTTGTGAGAATTGGATGGTCCAATGTCCCGACAATCGAAAGTCCACACTCTAAAACGGCACGTCTAGTTAAGTCTCTGCCTACGAAGGTACCCGAAACGTTTTTCAATTCCCCATTGATAGCAACCTTGAAAGACTCCCCGGGTGTATCCCCATACCCGGAATCCGTTGTAACAAGATTCCTAATGGCAACCAAGCCTTCACTAGTCGAAACTAAACTATCCCCGGCAATGCATCTGGTCCCGTGCCGATTGAACCGACAATGAATGCGATTATCCTCCCTGATGGTATTGACCATGCCCACTAAGTAAGTGCCATATAGCTTTGATAGCTCTCTGTACCTTAGTAGAGTAGCCGCGCATTCATCCTTCTCCGCCCATACTACAACATACTCTGCTGCGGTTGAATATTCATTCTTCTTGTTTTTTGCGCCTATGGGCTTTATCTTTCTGTCAGCGAAGAGCAACTGATTCAAGTCCCGCGTGCTATTCGGGTTGAACTCAGTGTCATGATGCCAGTATGACTTCAGCTTGTTAGTAACCTCCTGAAGCTCATCTTCCACTTGTTTGCGAATGTCCACGAGAAGCGGCACATTCATATATGCCCCCCACATCTCCATCTCCGCCAAACAATAAACAAACTCCCTTTCAAGCGTATAAAACACCTTGCCAAGATTTGCTTCCTCCAGCTTATCCCGAAGGTAGAAATAAAGCCGAAGTGTTTGAATAGCATCGTCATACGCATATGGCCCCAACTGGTCTATAGAGACTTTATCGACGCGAAGGACTTCCTCCGTACCCTTCTTGTTAGGAACCCAAACACGGTTCACCCTGTCCCAGTTGCCCTTCTCCTTCTTAGCAAGCTCAGAAAGTTCTGTCATTTTGTGTTTGAAATAAAATGAGGACAAGTCCTTTAGCCCATGTGAACCTTTATCAGCAAGCATCTGCTCAGTAGTTCCAACGCCGCCGGTAGCTATTAACCAGTGAGCTATCATAGTATCCCAAACACAGCTTTCCGGAACCCTTATCCCGCACAGCGAAAGCATCTGCACGTCCACCTTGGCATTATGCATGGCGATTATCTGGTCCTCTGAAGCTGCCTCCACGATGGGCTTTAGCCGAGTCATCACATCATCCTGCGGAAGTTGTAGCCCCCCAGCATGTCCCAAAGGAACATACGCTCCGTCTAAGTCATTTGCAGAATCTCCCCACGCAACCGACCATCCAACAAGCTTCGTATTCGGATAACCATAAGGCACGTACTCTGTGTCCAATGCCCGATACTTAGCCTTTGCGAATTTATCCAACACCTCATCCAATTCTGTGAATGTACGAACAATCACTGCCTATCCCCCCTGTGTAAAACTATCATATTATATTAGCATGTCTTTGTCAATACAGGGGCAATAAAAAAGCGGACCATATTTCAGGTCCGCCCCGTTCACTAGTACTGGATATCTTCTTCGGAGTTGAAGTCGCTAGCCGTTGACGAAAGCTTGCCGAGTATACGCCGAATCTCATCCGGAGACTTAGGCTTCAGTATTGCCTCGTAGTCAAGGATAGCCGCTTTTGGATTGAGGGCACGAATATCTACATCCGAGAGCGTTTCCAGGTATTCAAACTCATCCCCCGTAGACGGAGCCTTTGAATCTCCGCGATAGACCTCAAACATTGCGCCGACTAGCCCGTTCTTCCCACGTTCGCTCTGCTTTGCTGAAGCCCTCTTAAGTTTCTTAAGAGTTTGAAACTTCACGCAATAGAGCTTTACCTCATTCTTATGAACGATGCCCTTTCTATCCGTCCATTCCGTTGTGTCTATGATTGTGTAGAACCCTGCCGTGTATGGCTTGTCTCCACTCTCACACAACGGGCAAGGCTGTCCTACAATTGATAGGCAAGAAATCCAGTTACGCCAATTCCCGTCAATGCGGAGCTGATGCTCTTCAATTATAGGAGGATTATCATCCAGGAAGACTATCTTAGTGCCCTTCTCCGGGGGGAGCCAAAAGCGATTCACGAAAGACGCGATGCGGTCCTCCGCTTCCTTCTCCACTTTCTCAAAGTGGTCATATCCCCTGCGGGAATCCAAAAATGATGTCATTATGCAACTCTCCTTTGTCACCCTATAGTGTGACTTCAAATTTTAGACGCTCTTCTTGTGGTGCCAACCAACTTTTGAGCCGCTTGTGTAGTTCCGCCTCCACGACACTAACCCGATTAGTGAGACAAGAAAGGAACCCCTCCTCCCCTAAGTCATCCGGGTCATACCCATCCGTTCCCGGCGGATATTTCACAATTGTAGTGTACACCCGCTCTTTTAACATGTCAACCAGTGTTTGCCCACCTTTGATACCTGCAGGGTCATTATCCAAAAACACAACAACCTCATCCCCCCAAGCCACGAGTTTATCAACCTGCTCTTGGGATGGATTAGACCCCATTAAGCCAACCGCGAACTCCTCCCGAGTTTTAAGAATCTGATTTGCTTTCACCGTTCCCGCCTGAGACTCCACCGCGATAAGAACCGTCTGCCTATCCCGGAGAAGATGTTCACCATACAAATACCGGCTCTTCTTAACCCCCGGCGGAAAATTCTTATACTTAGGAATCCCCAGAGAATCATCTACACGCCGCGCCTGAATCCCGATGACTTCTCCATCCCGCGCAATGATTGGGAAAAGCACACGCCCGCCTTCCGCGAAATCATGATAGCCTAAACGCCAGAGTGCCGCAGTTTCTGGTGAAATGTTACGTTTTGCAAAATACGGATGATAAAGACCTAATCCGTCAATCAGAAACTCCGGAACCGGGAGAATGTCTTTTTCCTCAATATGAAGCTCATCATCCTCCTCCTCACGAAGCATGATATACGCCTGCAATTGCTCGACATTTTCTCGCGTCCAGCTACCATCTGCGATTCTGTGTTTCCCGATTTCCCTAACGAGAGACAACAACCCGCCGGAAAACTTACAGGCAAAACAGTTAACCATGCTCATGCCGCTTCCTAGCGTCACGCCCATACTCGGATTCCTGTCTTGACCAGATGCATGAGTCCACGGAGCAAGAGGGCAGGCAATCATCAGCTGATTGCCTGAAGCCTTCATCTGTGAAACGCCTAACTGTCGAAGGACATACTCGACAGCAGCCTGTTTCATATGTAACTCTCCTGCTTCAGTATCTTAGTAACGTCCGCCGTTGTCCTGTTCAGCTCCTTGGCGATAGATGTCGGGGAAAAGCCGCGCTGAAAGAACCAAGTTACGATTTCAACAGTGTCCGACGTTATTGGCCTAGTAAGCATCACCGGATTATTCCGTGCACGTGTTCGCGGCCTTCTCTTCTCCGTGCGCAATTTACGTGACCTAGCCATTCTAGCCACCGCATCCGGCGACCTCTCAATACCTATGCGCACAAAAGCGTCCAGTACTCCTTGAATGCCGCCTTTAGGATAGTATGTATCCAGTATGTACTTCTCTTCATCACTCCACCGAGTACCGGATTTAGGTGTTATTACAATTTCATCCCGCAGAGCCACGGTCCGCATCATCCCCCATGGAAACAAACTCCCCGAATTCCTTCTGCATAAACGCATCCATCTGTGCAACCATTGCGCGAGTCCTCCGAGTGTCTACCCAAGCCACCACCGTCAATATAGCGACAACAACCCACAGAGTAGTAATCGAAATCCCTATCAGCTTAAGCATCCGTATCAGCTCCCGCCTTTAAAATTGTGGCAAACAACGTCACAAGCTGAATCGAAGTTCGTATCTTAAAATTATCTATCAGAACCCCCACAATGTTAATAAGGCAGCCAACCCCGCAAACGATTAATACCGCAGCAACCGACCACTCCCAAGCACTCATGTCACTACCTCCTTTTGAGATGAGTATAACACATGAAATCCTCTTTGTCAATATGTTATTTCAAAAGTCCAAACTTTCATCCTCTGAATCAATGCTGAAATCCTCCAGCGAAGGAGTCCTGTCTGCGAATTTCATCCCATGAAGGTCCCACTCCAAAACTATTTCATCCATAGCAGCCTCACGCACCTTCAGCGGCTTTATTCGTAGCTCATTACAGAGAGCCATGTCTTTCGTACGGATTATCCCTAAAACTACGTCTGCGTCCTGCCCGATAGCATCCGAGTATCCAATAGCAGCAAGAGTTATATCATCTGATGTACGCCCCCTGCCAACTTCCCCCGCCCTGTTCAACTGTGTAGTAGCAATAATCGGAATTTTATATATCTGCGCTGTTTCTTTGCACGCGCGACTTATGTTAGTCATTCTCATCCATTGACTTTCTCCGCCTTTTTCATCTTGCATAAGATATAATCCGTCCAAGAAAACAATGTCCGGCTGATACTGTTCAATCTTTGCCCTAAGTCCTGAAACAGTCATAACCTCTTGCCCGACAACTATCATTGGGGACTTATCCGGCGGAGCGGAAAGCTGTTCTAGGTATTTCTGTTCGAGCGCATCCGGCAGTAATCCTGCCCTAAATTCCTTGTATGGCAACTTATAATGCACAGCGTCAAATCTCCGTCCAATTTGCTCCGTACTCATCTCTTTGGTAATGAAAAGCGGCTTGAACCCAAGATTCCAAAGATATTCTGCGAGAATAACCAGCATCCAACTCTTTCCCGCTCCCGGCCTTGCTCCAACAACACAGAAATCTTCCGGATGCCACCCACCTGTTGCCTCATTTAAGCTCTTCCACGGAGTAGGAAGCCCATCAACACCCTTAACTTCCTTCAACCGCATGTATGATGTGATTCTATCCACCATATTTTGAGATAGGTCCACGTCTGTAGACGGGTTAGCCTCCAGCGCAAGCGCATTGACCGCCGACCGAAGAGCCTTCAACCCCCCTATCGGGTCCGCTAAGATAGGCTTCGCGGATGACAACAGCAGCTTTGCCGCCGTATTCCGAACATATTGCTCAATGACCTTATCCGAATAATAAAGAGCAGGTTCCTTAGCATGGTCCAAGAACAGGTTAGGAAATTTCTCTTCA